GCACCAGACTTAGCAGAACTTCCACTTGTTGTTATACTTTCTTGGTTACCTACAGGTTTTAGAGCCATTATCCTTAAAAGTTCATGTAATAGTTATTTATAATTACTCAACACCATCTTCTGTTGAAACAGGAGCTTCTCCAGAATCATCATCATTTGAATTAAAAGTGCTATTAGCTACTTCTGGTTTAAAAGAATCAATCTTTTCTGCAGACTTAGCAAATAACATATCTTTTATTCTGTCACTAATATTGGATGGGGATTCATCAGCGATGATCATATCCATCAATTCATTCTGTACTGCATTCATATCAGGTGATTCAGTTGGTGATTCAGTCATTTTAAAAATGTCAATGTGAGTAATCTGTAATATTTATATCTCTCCACCCTTGGGTCTTACAATACCCGTATCGAGTTCGGCACTACCCATAGTAGCAGCTTGAGATGCTTTCTCTAAATCTGGTTCCATTATAGGTGCTCCAAGGTCTCCCATAGGTGCTCCAGTTTCAGGATCCACTGGTGTCATTGGGTCGATAATTACACCATCTTTTATTTCTTTATCCATAATCTTATCCTGTTCAATAATTTCCTCATCAGTCTGACGTAATAACTTTCTTCTTACATAATCTTGTGAGAAGTACTTACCAATATAGGGTTCTGCAGATGTTGCTGCTGCTAATCTTTCGTTAAATAACTCAGTTTCCTTTAATTCTGAGAAGTGATTATCATATAAGAAGTCATATTGTATATGCTCACTCATAGTTTCCCAGTCTTCTGGGGTTATTACATTCTTTAATAATAGTTGAGTTCTAAGCATATCATTGAACAATCTTGAGAATCTCTTTCTCAAACGTCCAACAAACTTACTAAATTTAACTTCATCTCTTAGTATTTCAGAAGATCTACCAAGGTTAAATCCACCATCTCCTTCTATTCTGGAGACAGGAACATTTAATGATTTGTATAATTTCTTTTTGAAATACTCGATGTCCGTGATCTCACCCAGGTTTTGACCTCCTGGAAGAGTAGAAATCTCAGTACCACGTCCTCCTTCTCTCCGAGGGAGCCAGAAATCTTCCAGCATCGCCATGTACTTTTTGTCATCACGTACTTCTCCTGTTTGAGCGTCGTATACAAGTTTGTTACGATATCGCATCATCACATCTCTGAGATATTGCTCTGCCTTGACTTTAGGTAAATTACCTACATCTATGTAGAAAATTCTACGTTCTGGAGCACGAGATAGTCTGTAAATAACAAGACTATCCTCAATCATTCTAAGTTGATTGAGTGATTTAATTGCTTTATGCAAATATGAAAGAGTATTTCCTTTATTTCTATCTACTAAACCTGAAGTACAGTATGCTATTGCGTCTTTTGCTATCTTAATTCCAGCACTTGCTCCTGTTGAATTTATGTTTCCTGTTGGGTATTGTTGCTTTGGATTGTATATAAAGTACTCTTCTAACTCTGGCCAAGTATAATCCATTGGATTAGCATTAGCCTGTTGAACTGGACTTGTGTTATTTACGTTAGGATCTTGCTTCTTCTCTTGTCTAATAAAACGCATTTTCATTGCGTCAATATAACGCAACTCCTTCAAACCCTCATGGGGATTCTTTAAATCAATGACTTTATGGTAATAAATTCTTCCATCTACATACCAATTCCTATAAATTTCATGTGCTTTCTTATCAAAATCCATCAAGTCCAATATGTACTTAAACTCTTCCCTTAACTTCTTCTTAATTCCATCGCTGGCATTTAAATGATCTAAGTCTAACTCTACTGGTTGGTCGTTTGTGTCTGCAACAATTGCTTCATGAATAATATCTTCAATAGCACTATCGCATTCTGGCTGAAGTGCCATTTCACGATAACGTTTAATTAATTCAAATTCTGTTCGATATACACCTTCTAAGTCAACATAAGAACCAAAAAAACCACTACTCGCATAATGGTCAACCCCGTCCTCATCATTGCGAGGAACGGGGGATACCGCCGTGGGAGATAGTGGTTCAGTGTCCTCGATAGAGAACCCAAATAACTTAGCCATGATTTATTGAATCTTTACTCTTATATTTATACTAGTTCGGTTGCGATGCTCCTTGAACACTTATAGACTGAACTTGGAATTCAACAGTGAATTCTTCGATTGTATCACCAGTATCATAAGAAACGTCTATAGCAGAAACGTTAGTTGGGAAAATATCTTGGAATTCGTATTCTTTTAATACGACATTAGTTTCTCCACTACTATCTTTACTGCTTGTTGTTGATCCTCTACCAAGTTGGAATACTTTAGCATTTACCATATATTCTGATGGGTCAGTAGCACCAAGGTTGTTAGACAATCTTGCAATTTGCTCTGTCCACGCTTCAAATGCATTCCTTAACTGGAATCCTTCATCGTTGATGATAGTTACAGTCCAAGTGTCGATAGTTCTGTCTCCAGCAACTTTAAAAATACGACCTCTGAACGGAACATCGATTGCTGCAATATTTTGAGCAGGTAACGATGCTGCCTTACACATATACCTAAAGTTTTCAGCATTCCACTCAATACCTGCAGGTAGAGTTGTGAGCTCTACCTCAAACAGATTGGGTCTTGCACCGCCACCGACGAGTGCAGACTTAAACATTGAGATGGTTTTATTTTCTCTACTTGTTGCCATGATTGGGGTTCCTCCTGTTGTTATTTAGATTATGAAATTAAACTCTACCCACTACTTCTTCGAAACTAACACCAGTACGTGTAGCAACGAAAGTAAGTGTGACGTAGTTGATTGACTTCGCAGGCTTCAGGAAGATGTCTGCTCGGAATTCATTATTATCAATAACATCAGGTGTATTGTTTGTAGTGTCGCAAACAACTAAGAATCCATAAAGTCCTCTTTTTGCCTGAACATCACGTAAATAAGGTTCAACAATATTGCGGAAGTTTGCCCTTGTTAACTCATCGTTGAGTTCGAAGAGCTGTGCTTCTGCTGCTTTCTGCAATGCTTGCTCAATTGTAAGGAATAAACGACGAACGTTAATTCTATCAAATGCAGATGCATATCCAAGACCAGTCTTGTCTCCAAATAATAGAGTACCAATTCCTGGTTGAGTTATGATTGAGTTAATCCTTGCAGGATATAACCTATCTCTTTGTGCCTTGGTTGGATTGTATGCAAGTTTAATTGCATTATTCAAGATTCCTCTTTGCTGTCCAGCAGGTGAGAACCAAGGATAAGAATTAAGTGATGTGCGAGCCATTAGACCAGCAACGTCAGCATTAGTTGGAATCCAACGGAACTTGTTATTGAATCTATCGTATGTGTACTTATATCCACTATCAAATGTAGCATAAGATGAAGAAGATAATGTACTGAAGTAATCGATCAAGTTGTTTGTTTGTGTGTCATCATTAGTAACACCAACAATACTTGCTCTATGAGGACCAACTGATGACATACAATCGGTTCTTGCATTAGCAAGAGAGATTACATAATTTGCTTTTGCCTGTGAATTATACTCTTCACCGCATCCTGGACCCATTATGATATAGTCTACCTGAATCTCATCTTTGTTAGAGAACTTCTGATATGCGGTCATTAGGTCTGAAAGCTCTGCCTTCATTCCTGTTCCAACACCAGTAGTACCAGCATAATCGGTACCATTTGTTAGAATATAGGTAGTATTACCAGTAGCACTGAATGTTATACCCTGTGTATTCTGTCCCCAAAGACCATCTGCTGTAGATATTGGTGAATATGAAGCAGCAGTTCCGTCAGAAGCTGTGAATCCTGTAGCAGCAGGAGTTGTACCCCAATATGCATCAGCAGCACTTGATGGGTTACCACCAGCATAAACATGTGTTGAATAGTCTGCAACAAATTGCTCGTACCAAATCTTCTGAGGAGAATTGACTGCAGAAACTGAGTCAAGTGCCTTGGAAAGATTTAAATGCTTCTCAATAATATTACCCTGAATACCAGTAATAGTTCCATCGTCATCAACGACAACAACGTGAAGACCATCTCCTTTACTTTGTCTATCAAGTGAATACTTGTTAGTAGTAGGTCTTGGAGCAATTGACTTCCAATAAGTTGTTGCGTTGGTTAAACCAAGTGTTTGTTGATCATACCAGTCAGCAGATGTGCTTACTGTATGAGATGCACCAACTTTTGCACCACTATTGTTTAAGAATGTGACTGAATCTGCAGCAAGGAATGATGCATATCCTGCACCCTCTTCATAATCTATCTTTGTTTCTACCCCTGCAGATGTAACTCTGGAAACAACTTTAACATCAGCAGTATTAGTTGCTGTATTGATTCCTGTTACTATACCTTTAATATATCCTGTGAACAATGAAGTTGTTCCTGCACCAGGTAGAACTAAATCAGACTTAGAAACAGATACTCCGAAACCAGCTACTGCATCATCAGGAACTTCTGTTAGAGAAAGTGTCTGGTCTGCGTAA